CTTTTAGTTCTGCAAAATGATTGTCATATAGAAAATCATATTGAATATGATCACACATTTGCTTCCAATCTTCTACGGAAACTATGTTTTTTAACAGAAGTTGGGTGCGAAGAAGATCAGTAAAAAGATTTGAAAATCTTTTCCTTAACCTTCCAACAAACTTGGAAAACATTAACTCATCTCTAAGAATTTCTGATGATCTTCCAAGATTAAATCCACCATCATTTGCAATTCTTGATTCCGGAACTCCCAATGCTCTATAAAGTTTTTTCTGAAAATACTCAATATCAGCAAGTTCGCCAAGATTCTGTCCACCAGGAAGAGTGGTGATTTCAGTTCCTCTACCACCCTCTCTTCTTGGGAGCCAGAAGTCTTCAAGCATACTCATAAATTTACGATCATCACGAACTTCGCCAGTTGATGCATCATAGACAAGTTTATTTCTATAGCGCATCATTACGTCACGTAGATATTGCTCGGCTTTTACTTTTGGAAGATTTCCAACATCAATATAAAAAATTCTTCTTTCAGGAGCACGAGATAATCTGTAAATAACCAGAGAATCCTCAATCATTCTTAATTGATTGAGAGCTTTGATTGATTTGTGCAAATAAGATAATACAGTTCCTTTATTTCTATCAACTAATCCTGAATTAACATATGCAATTGTGTCTTTTGCAATTTTAATTCCCTTTTGCCCACCAGCACCAGAAACCATTCCCATTGGATAATTTGGTTTTGATGTATAAACAAAATACTCTTCCATATCTGGATAAAAGTTTTTACTAGTTTCATCCATTCTAGATAGATCAACACCACCAGAACGATTTTGTTTCTTTTCCTGACGAACAAATCTCATTTTCATTGGATCAATATATCTTAATTCTTTGATCCCTTCTTCTGGGTTTTTTAAATCTATAACTTTATGATAATAAATTCTTCCATCAATATACCAATTTCTAAAAATTTCGTGACTCTTTCTATCAAAATCTAATAATTCTTTAATGTATTGAAATTCTTCTCTAATAATTTTTTTTATTTTATCACTAACTTTTAAATTAGATAATTCGATTTCTACGGGAGAATCGTATAAATCACTTACTATGGCTTCATTTACAACATCTTCAATAGCATTATCACATTCTGGATGCAATGCCATTTCTCGATATCTTTTAATCAAATCATGCTCTGTTCTGTAGACTCCTTCAATATCTACAAATTGTCCGTAAAATCCACTTGCAATAAAATTATCAACCCCGTCCTCGTTATTTGGAGGAACGGGGGATAGTATTGACTTGGATTTTTCTTCGGAATGTTCAATAGAAAATCCAAAAAGTTTTGCCATTTTATAATTAATTGAAGATTATAAACTATTTATTATCTAATAATTACATCAGTACTTTCTCCACCAGAAGAAGCACCAGCAGTCCAGTATTGAACTTGGAATTCAACTGTGTATTCTTCTAATGTATCTGTAGTATCATAAGACAGATCAATCTGAGAAATATTAGTTGGGAAAATATCAAAAAATTTGTATGTTCTCAATGCTTGAACTGAAGTTCCATTACCATTTGAACTATTTGTGGTGGATTCAATAGTTCCAGCACCTCTACCAAGTTGATAAACGAAAGCATCCGCCATATATGATGATGGGTTGGAAGCACCAGTAGCATTATCTAATTTGCTAATTCCATTCATCCACTTTTCAAATGCAGTTCTAATTCTGAAGTTTTCATCGTTAATAACAGTTACCGTCCAGGTATCAAATGTTCTTTCTCCTGCTACCTTAAGGATACGACCTCTAAATGGGACATCAACTGGAGCAACATTAGATGCGGGAAGGGCAGCTGCCTTACATAAAAATTTAAAAGTATCAGCTTCACCACCTGCAGTTGTTGACCAAGTACTTGTCCCAGCAGCAGTTGGAAATGATGGAATTGATACTTCAAATAGATTTGGTCTTGCACCACCACCAGAAAGTGCAGATTTAAATGCTGTAATTGTACGTAAAGTTGTCATTAGTTTTTACCTCTTTTGAATTAAACGTTACCAATTACTTCTTCAAATGACACACCAGTTCTGGTGGCCACAAATGTTAATCCAATGAAGTTAATGGATCTATTAGGTTTAATGTAAATATCAGCAACAAATTCATTATTATCAATAACTGCTGCAGTGTTATTGGTTTCATCGCAAACAATTCTGAAATCTTGGATTCCGCGTTTTGCCTGAACATCTCTTAAGAATGGTTCAACAGTATTCAAGAATCCATTTCTGGTTAAACTATCATTAAATTCAAACATTACATCTTTTGCTGCTGCAGAAACAGCATTTTCGAGGTAGATAAACAATCTACGAACATTAATTCTATCAAATGCAGAAGCTTTCGCAAGAGCAGTTTTATCACCAAACAAGATAATTCCAGATCCTGGTGAGAAGATTACTGGGTTAATTCTTTCAGAATAAAGACGATCTCTTTGTGCCTTTGAAGGATTATATGCAAGTTTAACTGCATTTAAGATAGCACCTCTTGATGTTCCTGCAGGTGAAAACCATGGAAAACTAACTGTATCTGTTCTAGCACAAAGTCCAGCTATATCTCCATTTAAAGGAACATATCTGAATGTATTTGAAAATCTATCATACATGTACTTGTATCCACTATCAAAAACTGCATATGATGATGATGGAATAGCAGAATAGAAACTAATTAAATTATCAGTTATTGATGATGCATCTTTTAATGTATACGAATCTAAATTTGTTTCTGTAAGTAATCCACCTCTATATGGGGAAATAAAGGCGACTGCATCCTTTCTTAATTCCGCAACAGAAATAAGTTTCGTTGCTAATGCTTGTGCAATATCTTTCTCATATCCGGCAGATCCCATTAGTAAGAAATTAACTGAATATTCATCAGTATTTTCAAATAAACTGTATCCTGTTGCTAAATCTGAAAGACCTGCAGTTAAAGATCCAGACGTTGCTAAATCAGATCCTCCATCATAATTCTTACCACCACCAAGGGTATAAGTGGATGCTCCAGCAGCTGCAAATTTAGTACCAGATACTTCTTGATCCCAACCAATGTCGGATTCGAGAGTGAATCCTCCAGAAGCAAATGCAGTTGTGGTAATTCCAGTTGGAGCACCACCAGCAAACAGATATGATGAATTTTCTGATAGATATTTTCTCCAATAGGAAGGTGATCCTACTGAAAATTCTGCATCGGTCGCTTTAGAAAGATTTAGATGCTTTTCTAAGATTGTACCAGCATTTCCAGTTATTGATCCATCATCATCAACAACTACTATGTGCATTTCATCAAATCTTCCACCTCTTGATGCAGCGTATGTTGAAGTATTTGGACGACTTGCGAGATTATTCCAATTGATTGTTGAACTGGTTAATGAAATTGTTTGTTGATCAAACCAATCTTGTCTTGCAGTATAAGTTTTGAAATCAAATGATGATGTTTGCCCTGCAGTATGGACAGCAACAGTTCCAGTATTGGAAAATGCATAAACACCATTTTGTTGATAATCAACTGGTGTTTCCGTCCCACCAGCAGAAACGTGGCTGATAACTTTTACCGAAATATAATTGCTTCCTTTATCAGTTACAACTCCCTTTAAATATCCGTCAAGAACTGATGTTGTTCCTGCTCCAGGAAGAACTGTGGTAATAGACTGAGTTACACCCATTCCAACCAAAATGTCGGTAGTTGTGGTGATTCCGCTCAGAATTTGATCTGCTTTACCGTCAATAATGGAAACTTTTATTCCATTTGCCCAAGAACCTGGATTTCTTGCTGCAAATGTTACACCAGTGATTGTATTTTCATCATATCCAAGGTTTACATAATCTTCATAACTTTTAATTTTTACACTTGTGGCGGAACCAACAAATGCATTTTTTAATGAACCATCATCAGATCTTACAACTCTAAGTGATCCACCATAAGATAAAAATGAAGAAGCTACCATCCAGGTTTCATAATGCTTATCAACCGAATATGGATTACCAAAATTTGCTAAAAGCTCTTGCTCATTATTAATAAGAACTGGTTCTTCTACAGGTCCTTTTGCGAATGGGGATACAATCGCCCCAATCTTATCTGAGGTTGGATCTACTCTACCTGATGTTAAATCAACTTCCCTTACTACAATTCCAGGAGATGCTAAATTTAGAGGCATCTTAATTCTCCGTTTTATCCAGAATTATTCTAGAAATATTTATTAAAAAGACTATTTC